GTGTCAATGCTTGTGTCATGTTTATACTCATCTGGCATTGCACGAGTAAAGGACTCCACCATACAATAACATGTAATAACCTCACCTGCGAACTTGTGGAATGTTTTCTTTGCTTCAAACAAAGCATCGGCACATCCATGTACTTTATTATATCTGTGACTGTACTCTGAAGTCAAGGCACATCCATGCTGAATTAACCATGCAGTATTGTATATACTATCTGCTGCCCATTGAGTGCAAGGATGGTTCCTGAATGCACCCTTAGAGGTCTTGTATGGGGTTCCATCTTTCTTCTTAACTAAATCATCACCCCAATCATAATACCAATGTGAGAAGACAATAGAGAGCATTTGACATGTCTCTAATGGCATCTTGACCACATGTTTATCAGGCAATACTTTTGCTGATACATGAGGGTCAGGATTAGTAACAAAAATGTTCATAATGAATTCCAGTGACGGATTACCCCTGCAACAATAACACAGTTGGTAATGAGATAAGAAAAGAAAATAATAGAACGTACCAGAACAATGTAGTTGTCGTATCGTCTAGTCTTTTCATCATCGAAACTACCCAACGCATACTTCCAAATCCTCCATACTTTCTTCATTTCTTTTTGAAAACACCCAACTTAGACAATAACCACATTGTAACTATTGTCCATCCTATAATATACCACATAATTCAATAACCTGCTGAACGTCCATCTTTCCACATCTTTTTGTCATAATCAAATCCATCATGAGGTACAAAAGGAGGTACAGGATTCTTGGATTTGTTTTTAATCACTATGAACTTATCTGCTGCAAATGCTCCAGCAAGTTGAACCTCAATCTCATCACCGTCTTGCCAATTTACATCACCATTCATTTTGGTATGCAACATTGCTTCTTGAATTTGGTCAATAACTTCTTGAGTTAATTTCATTATTCAAAAGTAGAATCTGGTTCAAGTGCAATAAAGTATACAAGGTCTTGATTCTTATGAATGAATTTAGAAATGTTCTTTTGAGAACAAGTGATGTCATAAGCACCAGGAAGAATTTTAATATTCTCTACCTTAAAATTAAAGTTAAAGATATGCTCTGTCTCACCAACTCCAATAGAGAAACTGTTTGATGTGTCATTCTTCTTATCACGAACAACCAACTTAACAACACCTGCTTCACCAATAACAGATAAATCAGGTAACTGATAGATTGCTGCTGCCTTAAGAAGTTTATCTAATTGCTCAGTCCTCAATTCAAAAGAAACATCTTCACTAGGAAGTGTCATCTCCTTATCAGGTGGAGTAATAATTACATTAGCATCTGCAAAGAAATACTTAGAACGCATTTTACCCTCTTTGATAACCACATGATTATCATTAGCAAAATCCAACTCAGGACTATTATGGAGACTTAATCCATTCAAGAATTGTCCCAAGTCATAGATACCAAAGTCTTTTGGCAACTCTTCATTAATAGTTGCTTCTGCAAGAATATTCTTCATCACACTTATAGTGCGAATTCTAGTTCCTTGCTTAAAATAAATCGACTGATTAATAGTCGAAAAGTTTTTAAGTAATGATAAAGTGTTATCAGAAAGTTTCATAACCACGGGTCGGAGTTTCATTGAGTTGTCCACTGAAGTGATACAGTAGAAGTGAAGAATGCTTCAGCATCTCCTACAGATTCTATAAGGTCAAGTGTTTGGACGCTATTATTGTCAGAAGTATAGTGTCCACCATAAGTGGTAGAAATATAATTCTTAAGAGCTTCGATTGACTCATCTTCTTTATACTTTCTAGTACTACTATCTTCTATTCCTGAAGAAACTGGTTTATCGATAAGATGTGCTATTGCATCATCATTATCAGAGAGTGCGGTAAATTCTGATGGATAATCACCATACAATTGAGAAGTGTCAATTGTTACTGAATCCCAAAGATTATCAACCTTGATATTGAGAGTCTCACCTGCTGATGCAGTGCTACCTGATCCTACCGATATGATAGGATCGTATTCATCACTCTCTTGTGGTGTTATTTTATTCTCGTCAGTCATCTCATCATCCTCATAAAGTTCGTCATAAAGTAAGCTCCATGCATTAATCATACCTCAACTCTCCTCATTTGGCAACTCAAAGTCTGCATCAACTTTATCGTACAGTTCTAAGAATGATTGCTTAGTCTCATCATCAAATCTGTTTACACAAACTTGAATTGCTTTTGCCTTATTATTAAAGATACTATAAGCACGAACAATATGAACCAATCTACGAGTACTGATGATTTCTTCAATACCACCATCATAGAATGTTTTACGGATGATATCACCCCAATCCACAAGTCTCTTAATGAAATCTGTATCTGTTACACCCAACTGTGATGCAACACCACCAAGAATCTTTTTCTCTACACCAACAGGTGGATACTCTTGCTCAAAAGTTACAGGGAATCTTTCAAGGAATGCTTCATTAAGTACATTAGTACCAATAAACCTTCCGTCGTCAGAACCTTTACCCTTTGTATTAGCAGTTGCGATTACATTAAATCCTACCGCAGGTCTGACAAACCTACCGATTTTTTTGAGGAACAACCCTTTACCTTCAAGTATGGGTTGGAGGCATAGGATTTTGTTACTAGCCAAGTCAATCTCATCGAGTAACAAGATTGCTCCTCGTTCAAGTGCTTCAATGACAGGTCCGTTATGCCAAACTGTTGCCCCATCAACAAGGCGAAACCCACCAATAAGATCGTCTTCATCAGTCTCAATAGTAATGTTTACACGTATAAGTTCTCTCTTCAACTGAGCACATGCTTGCTCTACACCAAATGTCTTACCATTACCTGATAGACCAGTAATGAATGTAGGATAGAATTGCTTTGACTGTATTACTTTCTTTACATCATTAAAAGGACCAAACTTAACAAAAGTATCATCTTGTGTAGGAACTAAATCCTGTGTAACAGTAGGTTCAGCAGCAGGAGCAATGAAAGACTTCTCAATATTCTCAACTGCTTTAGTTGTTACCTCAAGATTCCACTTGCCCTTACCAACCTTATACTTCTTAATCTTTTTAGTAACTGTTGCATAAGCAATATCATTCATGGCACAAAAGGCACGAACATCAGCAGCAACAAACTCCTTACCAAAAGACTCTTTTAATCCATCAAATACTTGCTGTTCAGTCATTTTTAATTCAAATGTCATAATGTAGTTCGTTTCAATATAAGTATCATACACCAAAAAGGGGTCGAATAGACCCCTAGTGGACACTTATTTAAGTGTCTTTTATTTTCTTTTCCCACTCCAGATAAGATGAGGATACATCAGGTGGTTCAGGGTCTTTATACCCATTTCGCTTCTTCCATTGATTATACAGTGCTCCCATCAACCATGATTGAGAAAGACTCTTTGGTCCATCTCTCAATAAGTCTGCTTGTTTGCCACTGTGGTATGGAAGAGATTCTTCTCTCCAGTTGGAATCATCGTAAGGTTTTGTCATCTTGCACCTACACGGGGTTTACTATCTGGGACTTCATGTGGATCCATCTCTCCTTTTGGTAAGTAAGCAAGTTCACGCATTGCCCTAACTGAGGGATCACTTGTAACAGAAGTGGG